TTTTGCAAAAGATCTGGTGCCTGGGGTCAAGACTTGGTTCGGGCAGAAATATAAAGAGTATCCGATTGAATATTTGGATATTTTTGAGAAGGGTAACTCTACAAAGGCTTTTGAAGAGGAAGCCGGCGTAACTGGATTTGGGCTTGCGGCTGTTAAGACTGAAGGTGCGGGGATTGCGTATGATGAGCAAGAACAAGGCTTTGTTAGTCGCTACACTCATGTAACGTACGGCCTTGGGTTTATTATTACTCGGGAAATGTATGAAGATGGTATTGCGGTTACTGTTGCGTTGCGTCGTGCAAATGCTCTGGCCTTCTCCATCCGGCAGACCAAAGAGATCATTGGAGCGAACATTCTCAATCGGGCGTTTACTGCTGCTTATACCATGGGGACTAATAGTGATGGCAAGGAGCTTTGTGCTACCGATCATCCGAACAAGTCTGGTGGTACGTGGAGGAATGAACTTGCTACTGCTGCAGACCTGAGTGAAGCAGCCCTCGAGCAGGCTTGCATTGACATTGCTGCATTCACTACTGATCGTGGCCTTAAGATTGCGATTATGCCCCAGAAGCTGATCATCCCGACTGCTCTTGAGTTTGATGCAATGCGTATTCTTGAATCTATTGGGCAGTCTGGCAGTGCGAACAATGATATCAACGCTATTCGTGCCTCAAAAAAGTTTCCACAGGGCATTGCTGTGAATCATTACTTGACGGATACTGATGCATGGTTTATTAAAACCAACTGTCCTGATGGCCTGAAGTATATGGAAAGGCGGCCGGATGCATTTGGTACTGAGAATGACTTTGACACTGAGAATGCTAAGTTCAAAGCAACATTCAGGGGTTCGTTTGGTTGGTCTGATCCTCGTGGAATTTTCGGAAGTCCGGGTGCTGCGTAATTGATGTTCATTAAGTGAACAACCAAACTAGCAAGTTCAACTGACCGTTCTTTGTGACGAGCTTAGGACGGTCTTAATAACATGGGTAAATGAAAGTTAAAATCTTTCAGGCAGTTCTTTGAGACAAGAAGAATTGTCCCAGTGGAGAATATTATGGGCGTAACGAACTTTCCAAACGGTATTACATGTGATACTTCCAGAAATAGCTCTATGTCTTCAGGATCAGTTGTTCCTGCCACAGGTACTGCTGGATACAATCCTGGATGTATTTTTACTAAAAGTGATGCTACTCTTGGTCAAGCTATTCAGTGGATAAATACTGGTACAGCTGCATCGTGCTTATTTGTTCCTACTGGACCTGTTTTTGGTTATGGTATTAAGGTCGCTGGTGGTCCACTTACTTCAACGACTGGATCTACTGCACAGTCTATTGATTTGCAGGGGCAGATCATGGATAGTGATATAGCTTTTGTTGGACATGAAGTATCTGATGATAATGATCAGATTGTAGCTGCAATTGCTGATGAAGGAGCTATTGCTATTACTGGTTCTGCTGATCCTCTTGGCGCTCATGGATATGTTTATGCAGCGTTGAGAAATAAGTGTGTTCCTGATTTTGATATTTTCGCAGCTGGAACGCACACAACTGCTGGTGGTGCTGCCGCTGAAGCTATTACAGTAACTGGTGTTTTGGCTACTGATATAGCTTTTGTTAATTATGGTGCAACTAACGATACTGATACTGTTAGTGATGTTGTTTGTACAGCAAATACTATAACGGTAACCTGCTCTGCTGATCCTTCAACTGCTCATAGTCTTCACTATGTTGTTCTGAGGCCTCGTGGTACATTCAAGCCAAGTCATTATATTGCTTATGCAGGTACTCATACTACAGTTGGTGGTGCAGCAGCTGAGGCAGTTACTGTAACTGGCGCTCTTACTTCGGATATTCCTATCGTCATTTATAATACAACGAACGATACGGATAGCATTTTGAAGGTTGTGATGACTGCTAATACTATGACAGTCACTTGTTCTGCTGATCCATCGAATGCACATGCATTCAGTTATATGTTGCTTCGGGCATATTAAAAAAGAACTTGTAATAATAAGGGAAACTTTATTATTACAGGTTTTGTGTTAATATAAAAGTTAATCCAATAACAATTATCATATAGGAGAATATTATGAGTATGATTATTCCTAAGCAAACTGCAGCTATGACTGCCAGGCATTATTTTCCTGCACATTCGTTGCCAAAAACTGTTACGGTTGCTGGCATTCTTGTGGCAGAGACTATTGCTGTAAATGTACTTGATGAAGCTGGAGTAGCCTTGGCTCTTTACGATGAGTTTGGCGCAGCAGTTACTATGACCGCCACCTCACCGCCGCTGAAGATCGACAGTCCCATCACCCTGCAATTCGTCAAGGGCGTAACCGCTAACGCAGTCGGTGTTCAGTTGGTGGATTGATGGCGATTGCTAAGAGTATTTTCAAGAGCCTCTTCAAGGGTTATTCGCGGGGATTCGCTGGTGGTGAAACCACTGGGCCTGATCAGACCAATCTCCTAGTCTACTGGCCCAACAGTCCCATCGTAGACGGCAAGCTCATCGCCAGAGCACCTTCATCCTCCCACACCATACAGCAGGTAAAGGGCTCAGGCTTCGCAGGCATCGGCAGTGGCACCATCGCCGGGATTCTCACGACAGACGACCTGACAAGTTCCGGCCCCAATAATCCAACATGCACAGTGGACGGCACGGTCACATTCGGTGCGGACTTCTGGGATTTCTACTGGCACCGAGATGGCGTTCTAATGGGATATTACCCTGGCATAAATGTTGGTGCCACGTTTGAGATCGACGCGAGCGGGAACGGGCGGACGCTGTACCTGACCGATACTACCATCACAGAGCGGCTAGACGGAACTGGTACCAATTATACCAACGAGCGGGGTTTTACTGTAGGAGATGGCGCAACATATTACCTCGATCTCTACATGCAGGATGTTATCGGTGCTGGTTGGCGAATCCCTGCTCTCTATAGTGGCTCTGGCTGCGCTGCCTACATATTTGAGGTGTAATTATGGCAACTTATTATGTGAGAGCAGATGGAACAGTCACAAGTGCGAATAGAGCCAATGCAACGAGTCCACTGTCTGCGTCAACATCGTTGGGGTTGCCGAACTTGGGGGCGTGTGTTTCCGGTCTATTGTTCGCTGATGGTGATAATATTATTTTCAGCGGGCGAGGCGGGCAGTACAATATCACCATGTCTCCTGATAACAGGATATATCTGCAAGGTGGCGTATCGTCTGCAATAAACTATAGCTCAGACCCTGATAGTCCGGCTGTTATAGATGGCGGTGGGGCGGCTGGATCTGGCCCGCTGATTTATATGTCATCAGCATCTCAGTTGATCTATGATTTTTCGGGAGTCAAACTGCAAAACTGGAATAATGGCCAGTGGGGTATTTATGCCAACAATGCAATAGTAAAAATACACCACGTATCAGGTGCTGTCGGGTCAGGCAATACATACGTTGAGGGGATCGGCGCGGCGATAATCACCGTAGAGGACGTGATGGATTTCAGCGGTTTTAATACCCACTGGGTTGGTTTACATGACTCATCCCAACTGATAATGAGAAGGTGTGCGGGAATTGGCGGCAAGGTAAATGCTGTGCATGGGATAGGTACTTCCTCGGCAAAAATATATGACACATCTGTTGTGAGTCCTGCCGTGTCTGGGGATTCTGCTTTTCTTCTGCAGGGGACCGGGGAAAATATTATTGAAAGGTGTTATATCACAATCAATAAGGGTGGGTATGAGGGCGTAGCTCATTATAACACAGCAACAGGGGCGTCAGAAGTTACGGTTAATAATTCTATAATTGAGTTTATCCCTCCGCTTGCATCTGATGTAGGCGTTGCTTTTGATGTGTGTAATTATACCCCTACATCTGGCAAAATTACCGCAAACAAATGCACCGTATTTTCGAAAACAAAGGTTAATACGGGTGCGTATGCGTATGCGTGTCGATGCAACGAGGGAACCCCAGGAACCCCAGGCACTATAATTCTAAACAATACAATCATTGCAAATCTTACTTACCCATTTCGGCTTTCTCAGGGCGGAACTATAGAGTCCACTAAAAACCTGATATATAATTCCGGGTCAAATGTTTTTGTAGGTGGGCTGGGAGTATTGACTGAGAGTGGTCTGATAGCATCTGATCCTAAACTGGTAGATATATCTACAGGAGATGTCCATCTTGCAAGCGACTCTCCATGTATAGACGCTGGGATAGCGACCGGAGTAACCTCAGATTATGCCGGTAATCCTATTTTTGGGGCTATTGATATCGGAGCCTATGAGTACCAGTACACCCGGTCAATCGCGCCAATCACTACTCCTGGCCCCCTAGGCATAGACGCCCCAATAACCGGCACCGTAATCACATCCCCACTCGGCCCTCGTTTCCAAGCCATCTCCACCTTCACCAACAACGCAGAGGTAGACCTCGCCACCCTCGTACCGACGACTCAGGTGCGGACTGGGCCACGGGGGACGCTGGTATACTCGGTTGAGTTGGATGCTGGGGAGATTGTTCTGGCTGATCGGGTGGTGGGGGTGTGATCTGGCAACCGACGATGGTGGATGGGGTTGCGGTTGCGAATATTACAAAGTGTTCAATGGAGACAATATGAAAAAACTGACCTGCTTTCTATTTATTGCACTGCTTATCCCAATCGTTGCCCAGGCCGCGACAAAGGTTCAGTCATTCACATGGACGTATGATATTGCAGAGGAAGCGAATATTACAGGATTTGAAATTTTAAATAAGGATAATGTTGTGGTTGTTCCCAGCATTCCTAAAACTTCCCGTATTGCCTCTGTAACAATTACTTACACAAACCAAGACCCACAGCCGTTTTATATAAGGGCAGTAGACGCTTCCGATCCATCGATGCTAGAAAAATCAGATCCATCTAATATCGCGACTTTTGTGCCTCCAAAAAAGATAGTTAAGACACCTGAAGGGTTTAGGAATTGATAGGCTTATGAGGATAAATGGTATTGAAATCCAACTTAATATGGGGGGAGAGAATGAAGAGACTTTTGGGAGTTGCCTTGGCTGTTGGCTTGTTGGCAAGTTGCACCATAAAAACGGCTGATTACACAATCAATCAGGGGGTACCTTCTGCTTGTGTTCCACAGGTAGCCAGTCAGTATGGTGTAAGCCCTGGACAGAGTGGAGCAGGTTCAACAAATTCAGGTGGTGCCGGAAATACGGTTATCATCATTGAAGATTCCAAGCAAGATTCCAATGCTGACAGTGCTCTTGGAGCTTATGGCGGAACGGCTGCAACCGGGATGATCAAAGACGCTTTGAGCAAGTGGACAAACGACATGCGCCAGACGGATTCCAACAATCCAGCAACTACGACTACTACCACGACGAAGCAGATCAAGGAAGAGGTCAAACCTGTTGAGGGTGTAACTGAACTTGAAGAGCTTGAAGATGCCAAACCTATCCCCGGCCAGGGTGAGTTTGAGGAGATTCAGTAATGCCTACTTGTCCAAAGTGCAACCATACATGGACTGAAGTTCCAAGTTCTGATATTAGGCCATTTCCATACAAAGTTACTTGGGAAAATGATAGTGATCAGGGCAATGGTGCAGCTTGCATCTTGTTTCGTACACTGAAAGATTCAGATGTTACAGCTGTTGCGGTTAACAATGAAGTATCTAGGAAAGGTAATTCATATAAAGGATGTCCGGTATTCCTGATGAGCAAGCCAGGAGATCAATATACTAGGCCATTAGTTATGGTAATCGTAATGTCAGATGGACAGAAATATTCATTCGTAGCTGGATCTTCGGGAGAAACACCTGGGGGACCGACGCCAACTGGTGATTACGCGCACAAGGCAACCTACACCAGTTATGGAGTTCGCAATCAAGGCAGGCGGGCATGGAGAATTTCTAAGAGCGGTAAGGATTTAGGATCAGGCCCAATTAAATTTGTCTTCGCTTCTGGGAAAACCTTTATCGTCAAGAATCCGTTGAAGAATTGTAGGGATCAAGAGAATTGTAGTCGCAACAGTAAAGCTCCAATGTATGGATTTGTCTACAAGCCTGGAATTGGTCCGAATGGTGAGGGTGATAACGATACTGGAACTTCACATAATGGAATTTATCTTCATGCCCCATTTGGAGATAGTAGTAAGACTGTGACGATGTATTGGTAGTTCGTGATTGAAGTTTTCCTTTACTTCCTGGAGGGAGAGATGAGGGTGATTGCGGAAGACAGTTTGAAGTTGTTCAAGAAAAATGATGAAGGTTTGCATTTTGTCAAGGATCGGTACTGCAAAGAGCCTGGACCATGCTTCTCATTTGATGATCATGGTAGAGCTGGCGTGAGTTGCGAGCGATTTCGTTATCAACCAACAGGTGTAAAGATATGCGTAAAATTATAATACTTATTTTCCTTCTCTTCTTTTCTTCTGCTCATGCTGATCCTGCCACCGTCGTTAAAGTGGTTGATGGTGATACAATCAAAGTTGCGAATGAGAAAGGTATTACTATTGTCAGGCTTTATGGAGTTGATTCTCCTGAAAAAATTCAGGCATTCGGGTTGGCTGCCAAGAATTTTACCATCTCGCAGGTTTTCGGTAAGGTTGTTGATATTGCACCAGTTAACAAGGATCGTTATGGTCGGACTGTAGCCATTGTTATGGTTGGCACGCAGTGCTTGCAAGAGCAACTGATTCTTCAAGGCTATGCTTGGGTATACCCACAATATTGCAAGGAAAGTTTCTGTCAGGCGTGGAGTACTCTTCAAGGAATTTCTGCTGGTAATCGAGTAGGCCTGTGGATTGATCCTGCTCCAGTACAGCCTTGGGTTTGGAGGAAGAAATGAATTTTGTTAAGATTTCTTATTGGGGAGCTGATCTTACTATTCCTGATTTTCTTGAACCACTCTGGCCTCATGATTTGCCTCCCGAGGCATGGCCAACATTCTGTGGAGCTGGCCAAGGTTGGGGAGATGCAATAGTGCCAGATAAGATAGGCAAGGTTTATCTTAATCCAGCTGGTCTTTGTCATGATGTTGAGTGGTCTTGTTCGGCTAAGAATCTTAGTGCTTTTATGGGTGCGAACGGTAGGTTTTTTCTGAATTGTGTAGAGTTGGTTCTTGCTTCTGATCTTGACTTGTGGCCTAAGATTAAGATGCTGACTTCAGTAACTGGTATATATTTAACCGCCGTAAGCACGATGGGCATTTTGTTTTTCTCATGGTTTACTAAGAACCGTAAAGAAGATGTGAATCCATTAGAAAATCTGACTGTAAAAGATAGACTAAGAAGACTGGCTACAGCGAGGAATAATCATTGGGCGAAGATTCTTGACACTCGGTTACCTGATAATGAAGATGTGCTTTATAAAGACGACGAAAAGGAATATTAAATGCCGGAGAATGGAGGATTTACCTTTTTTGCTGGAGCAGCTGGAGCATTTGGAGTTATTCTTGGATGGGCACTTTCTCTTGTTGGGCTTGGTGGAAAGATTCAAAAGACAAAAGGTGAGATAGAACGAGCACATACTCGGCTTGATGCTCATGATATTAAGTTTACTGCGAATGATTTAGTTCTTGCAGAAACAACTCAAACACGAATCAGAGTTCTTGATTATGATCGTAGGTTATCAGAGATTGAAAATGCGATTAAGGCTGTTCTTAAAATGTTTGAAATGTCTGATGGAGAACCGAGATTTATTACTAGACCAACTTGTTCTGAAGCTAGAGAAACATGTCATGAACGCCTTGATGAGAAAATGGCAGCAGGTGCTGAAAGATTTGGCAGACTTGAAAGTGAAGTTAATGAGGTAAAGGAAGCTCAAGAAAAGAACTTGGAAACAATTCTTAAAGCAATTCAGCAAATAAATAACAACGAGGCACATACATGATACTTAAAGATGGTAGTGAAACTCAAGATCCTCGTTGTGGATTGATTTTTCAGCCTGATCCACTTGCACCAAATATTCTTGCAGTTCCACCGATTGATGATGGTATTGACCTGCGTTATCGAGAACTGATTAGTAAATATAGAGTAAAGAAGTTCAAAGCTCCTTTGCTTAATCAGGGTAAGTGGAGTGCTTGCGGAGGCTTTGGATTTGCTGCTTTTATGGAGCATGAACCTGGGATAAGAACTCTTGGAGATGAATGGGCGTTAGAGTTTTATTTTCGTTGTCAAGATAATGATCATTGGCCAGGTTCAGAAAGACCAGGATCAAATCCAATTAGTTATGGTACTTCTATTGCAGCGATAATGCAAACTGCTAAGCAAGAAGGCTTGATTGAATCATCTTGTCGAGCACGGAATGTTGATGAGATTATTCGTGGTATTGACTATTATGGTTCGGCTATTCTTGGACTTGAATGGACTGAGGGTATGATGTATCCTCGTGAAGTAGACGGATTGAGTACTCCTGGTGGGGAGGTTGTTGGTGGACACTGTACGGCTGCTACATTTATTAATTTACATCAGCGAATTATTGGTGGACCAAACTCATGGCCAGATTGGAATCTTTTACGTAATGGATATTGGGTGATGGATTTAGATGATTTTGCCGAAGTGTTTATGAAGCGCGGTGGTGAGTGTGCATTTGCTAAGAAGGCAATAGTATAAATATGAAAATTGATCCTAAATTTTATGATTTTTTAATTTCTGTTGAAGGAAAAGATAAACGAGTTTATCTTGATTCAGGTGGAGAGCCTACTATTGGTATCGGTCATTTATTGACACTCTCTGAGCGTAGGTCAGGAAAACTTGTAATTGGTAAAGCTGTTGTAGAATATAGACACGGCTTAACTGATGATCAGGTATTAGGTCTTTGTAGACAAGATATTCGAACTGTGGTTAAAGTAGTAAATCGTGGAGTTAAGGTAACACTTACACAGAATCAATTTAATGCTTTAGTTAGTTTTACTTTTAACATAGGTAATGATGGTTTTTTGAAATCTACTCTGCTAAGACTTCTTAATCAAAGTCATTATGAGAATGTTCCTACTCAATTGCGTCGATGGAAGTATGATAATGGAAAAGTAGTTCAAGGCCTAGTTAATCGCAGAGAAAAAGAAATTCAATTATGGCTATCATAAAGAAGGTAAATAATGTCATATAAACCTGGTGATTATTTAGTAATTTGTGATCAATGTGGCTTCCAAAGATATGCATCTGAATGCAGAATGACTTGGGATAAGTTGTTTGTTTGTGCTGATACATGTTGGGAAGAAAAGCATCCTCATTATACTGATCCGAAGCCATTGGGTGAGAAACAAAGTGTTCCTGTGCATAGACCGGAACCAGAAGAAAATTTTATAACTGTTCCAATTACACCGGATGATCTTTAAGGATACTTATGACTACTTTTAGTGAATTAAAAGAGAAGGTTGAACTTCTTATTAATGATAATTCTTTTGAAGATTACTTGGGAGATTTTATTAATCAAGGAGTTTCTGAAATTGCTGGTGGTATGCCATCGTTATTGGATGGAATTGAGAATCCAATACCGAATATAATTACACCACCATTGCCAGAATTGTTTACTATAGATACTGTAACAACTTCTACAAGTGATGCTTTTGTAGATATGCCATTTGATTTTCAACGTGATTTACAGTTAGTAGTTTCGTCTACTGGAAGTGAGATTGACATAGCACATTCATTTATTGAGTTTGCAGAAACGTATCCGTTGTTGAATAAAACTGGTAGAATTTCTGAGTCTATTGAGCATGGAAGAAAGTTATATTATCAAGGTATTCCTGCAAGTGCTGAGACATTAACATTGCATTACTATAGAATGCCTGTTGATATGGAAGATGATGATGATGTTCCAGATGGAATTCCGGCACATTTACATATATCCTTATTGGTGAACTTTGCTGCTTGGAAAGCTTACGAACATATTGAAGATGGTCTTGAGGGAGAGATACCAAATACTATTAAATATAAAAATAATTTTCTTGCTGCATTAAGAACATTTGAATTAACACTTCCATTTTATTCTCGTGGATTAATACTTAGATAATTTAGAGATAGTATAGTAGAATTAAAATCTGTTATTAAATTTTAAATGAGGAGTATGCTATGGCATTGGAAGAAGGTAAAAGAGCAAGGCTAAAACAACCTATTGTTGCTGGGGTAATTGTTGACGTGCAGTACAACAAGGAAAAGCGATGTCTTGAACATTGTTTAGAATGGACTGATGATAGCAATAACGATGGAATGCCGGAAACTCATCGGCGCTGGTTCTTGGAATCTGAACTTGAAGAGGTGAAGTAATGCTTGATACCAAAATTGAACAATCTCAAGGGGCAGCTATTCAGGGGGCAAGCATCGGCAGAAATACCCAGGCCATAGAGTATTCAAAAGCTATTGGACAATACGGCGTTGAGTGTGTTGGACCGGTTGAAGAGTTTCGAGCAAGGTATGTTATATTACGTGATAAGATTCAGGCATATAAAAAAGTTGGTTCAATTAGAAGATTTTTGAAAGGTTCATCCATTCGCAAGATGGTGGACGAATTTGCTACAATTCCAATGGAAGTCAAATGGACTGAAGCATTCGATAACCTTGTTACAACTGCTGGCAAAAATGACATGCTTGATAAGTACCTGGCTGGTTCAGCTTATACAGCAGCCTGGTATATTGGTCTGATCGGATCAACTAGTTATACAACTGGTGCAGCTGTTACTGATACTATGGCTTCTCATGGTGGTTGGGCTGAGGATGTTGAATATTCTCAGGCAGCTCGGCCGACTACAGCATGGAGTGCAGCAGCAGCTGGAAGTAAGGCTCTTTCAGCAGCATGTGTTTTTTCAATTAATGGTGATGGAACTACAATAAAGGGTTGCTTCCTTAATTCTGTAGCTACTAAGTCAGGTACTACTGGTACTATGTTCTCTGCCGGATTGTTTACTGGTGGTGACAAAGTTCTTGCTAACGGTGATACGTTGAATGTTAGTTATACTGCAACCTTGACTTAAGGATTAATGTGGGAGCAGTTCCAACATACGTCAATCAGGGTGCTTTTACAGCTGGTACTGGAGCATTATCTGTTTCAGTGCCAACTGGTTATGCTGATGGAGATATCCTTGTTCTACTTGTTTCTTCGGCAAATGAGGCTATCTCTACTCCTGGAGGATGGGCGGAAGTATCTAATAGCCCACAAGGTACTGGCACGGCTGGTTCAGCTGGTGGAATTAGACTTGCTGTTTTTTGGAAATTAGTCTCAGGCTCACAATCTGCTGTTTCGGTTGCAGATTCTGGCAGCATTACTACTGGCCAGATGTTTTTATTTAGAGGGATAGATACTGCTGGTCCAATTAATATTACAGCCGGCAGCGTCAATACTCCAGCTTCTACATCTTGGTCTTGTCCTGAGGTAACTACTACTATTCCGAATTGTCTTATCCTAAACTGTATTGGCCAGGACCGTGATGCCAATTCAACCACCTCACTTACGGCAGTATCAAATGCAAACCTTGCCAATCTGACTAAGCGTGCTGATGAGACAGTAAATGCTGGAGCTGGTGGTGGATTAGGACTTTACACTGGAGGTAAGGCAGTTGCAGGCAATACTGGTGTAACTTCTGTTACTAGTACAGCAACTACTACAGCTGCATTTATTACTATTGCTTTAGCTCCGCCTATTACGTTTGGAGTAGCTCAGTCAGAATCTTTAGCAATAAGTGACGTCATTAACGGTGGTGGTGGCGCTCCTATCGAAGCAGCAACAACAGAGATGGCAGCAACTAGTGAGGCTACTGTCGGAATTATTCCTACCACTGCCTCGCAGACTGAAACGGCGGCAGTTACTGAAGAATATTTGCCCTACAAGAAGGTCACAGTTGTCGGTGTTGTTAATCTGCCAATTGTTTTCAACGATGTTGGAGAAGCAAGAACTGTAGGATCTACAGCTATTACTGTCCCAGACGGAGTTGATTTCTGTATCCTATTCGTTGGATCACGACAGGCCTATGTAAATAGTGTTCCTCCGTACTATGATGCCTTTCTTTACAGTCCGTGGCCAGAACATGCTCCAAATTCTTACTCATTAAGCGGGCAGACTATGTCTTTTGCTGCCAGGAGTCAGGAGCTTGATGAACTGGTTGGTAATAATAGATATATCTACGACGTTGCATCTTACATACTGGCAGCACCTCCACTCGGAGAACAGGAATTTGAGTGGGACTTCAATCCCATATCTGACGCCCATTTCTTCAGTCTCATCTTCTATGCGAATGTGCACCAGACTGACCCCCTGGTGATTACTTACGACTATAAATATTTTCGCGCTGGAGCTACTGCTTCAGCTACACCAGTCAGTAGAACCCTCACAGCTATCGCTTCCGAGGAAGGTGGACTGACTGTTGGGGCAATGTATTCTTGGGTTAGTGATCTTTCTGCAAAGCCTACTATAGAGACAGGGAGTCAGTTTCTTAGGTTGCTTCAAGGCTCGGTAGATACCTTATACGATGCTGCCATGATGGTTGGGGACTTCCCCGGAGGTACGTCAAGCAGTTTCGTTTTTACTAACGTATCCTACGCGGGATACCTTGCGTTTTCCTTGCGAAGATCGGAGGGAGAACTGTACCGAGCAGTCCAATCTGAATCAATCGGCGGTATATCAGAGGCAAGCATCGGGCAAGATCAAACTCAGTACGTGCATTCAGCGATAACAGAAACCCTTGCAGTTGAAGGCGTAGGGAATTCTGACAACGCTGAAAGTGCAGACTTGGCAGATACTTCAGCCATAAGCGCAGTTCCTGACGGAGATGATATCCCCTCCGGTGCTGAGATAACGGAAACGGCGCAGATAACTGACGAAGATGATAGCTTTGCCACGAACGAGGGATTTGATCGGGGAGTAGGCGAGGGAGTGGTATGTAGTACGGAGAGTAGCACTACCTTGACCGCTGAGAGAGTTTCCACAGACACCTTGCCAGCCAGCCAGATCAATGGCCCTTATGTTGATATTCCGACTGAGATGATGTTCTTTGACGCCAGATCATATCAGACGCATACGTATGCTAATATGGCTAGTGGAGGACAGGCAGTTACAATTCATGCTAATACTAATTTATTGATATTCTGTTATCACACTCTTTTTTATAATCCTGCATGGATTCAGGAAGGAAACTATACATTGACATTGGATGGTGTACCATTCGTGCATCTTGCCAATACTAATGCTGCTGGTTATAATGTAATGGTAGCATATTTTAAGAATCCAGAATCTGGTAATATTGCTTGGAATTTTCCTAATCCAAACTTTGGTGGAGTTGAAGAATACGCTGATATTATTAAAATTTGTCAGTTTACTAATGTCGATGTATCAGGAGATCCTTTCCGCAGCATTATATCTCCAGAAGGTGTAACTAATGATTCTTCACTTACTCTTTCTGGTATTTCATATAATGAAGGAGATATGATAGTCGGCATTGAGTATGGTATGGGTGGCGGAGCATATGGTGAAGTCAGATGCGATGTAGGTAGACAGCCTAATTTGATTAGTGGCGGAGCATATAATAGTTCTTATGGATGGTCGATCAGAACGACAGTAGGAGCTATTCCCTGGGGAGCAAGTAACATTGTTGCTACTACTACAGATGGAGCAACGCAGGATTATATTTACATGATGGCTCTGGTTCTTAAGGTAAAACTTGATGGTTGGATTGCATCACCAGCAGCTATCGAAGCTGGATCGCTCACACCATCTGATACTTTAACTAGTACTAGCCTTCATGCTGAAGATGCAGATAGAGTTGATTCGCTAGAAGCAACTGAAACACATAATGGAATTTCTTCTATTACCGAAGAAGCAGATAGAACCGATAGTGCTGCAATTACTGAAACACAGGTTGGGACACACTCTTATGGTGGATCAGTTTTATACAGTTTATTAATTGCTGCTGATCAAATAGCTGATAGATATGTTTATGGTACAGGATATGCATGGGCTATCGTCAGGGCAACACAAAATAGTCATAAGACAGCTGATTCTTTAGGTAGTGATACATTAATCCCAAGTGAAGAAATTATTGCCTGGCAAGGACTTTATACAGCTCTGTCGGATATAGTAACAGTTGAAGAAATAGTTTCAGCGTACAATGCTGCGTCTGGAATAATTGCTGAAGTTCTGACAGCAGAAGATGCTTCAACTACAATAGTAATCAATTGGTGTTTCGCAAGTGAAACATCTATTATCGTAGATACTCTAACGAATACTGCTATTATGAATGCGGCTGGGATTGACTTATTTACAATCCTTGACGATTATTCTGGAGTTAGAGCTAGATATTATTTTCCAAAGATTACAGTTACTTATGGTAAAGACAGCTATATAGCAACATTAGACAATTCGTCTATAGAAGCAGTGGTTGCGATCCTCAGCCCATCAAGTTACATCGCAACAAAAGGAGAATGATATGGCTGAATATTCGGCAACGGCTGAAGCTGGATCACTTACACCGTCTGACAGTTTGATCAATACTATTGATTATGTAGTGGAACAGGCTGATTCTCTATTAGTCGAGGCCACTCAAAGTGCCAATCAAGATGCATATGGGATGGGATATGCATGGGCAATAGTTAGAACAACACAAAGTTGTCAAAAGATAGCTGATTGCACAATGGTTGATACGTTTACAATTAGTGATTTGCTAGCAGCATGGAGTGGAATCTATGTCTCCATGGCTGATCCAGCAACTATTGAAGAAATTACTTCAGCTTACAACTCTGCAATTGGAGTGATAAATGAATCACTTATAGTGAATGATAATGCAACGACAATAGCTGCTAGTTGGGGCTTCGCAGTTGAAACTTCATTTATTGTTGACAATTCGATGAATGTTGCTAATATGAATGCAGCAGGAATGGAAATTTTTACAAGCCTTGATAGCTATTCAGCAATTAGTATTGAATGCTACTTCCCGGAAATGACAGTTACTTATATTGAAGCTGAATACATAGCTGCATATTCTATGTATGAAATTGAGGCTGTGGTGACAGGTGTAATTGTTGCGACTCTTAATCCATCTATATATACTGCAACAAAAGGAGAATAACATGGCAGAGAATGATATTACAATATTCCGGGGAGATTCTTATGATCTTTCTTTTACAATTACGGACAGTACTACTACACTACCTGTATCGCTTGCTGGAGCTACTTTGAAGTTGACAGTGACAACAATTAAAGATCCTCCTGATGCAACTACTAAGCTTTTTGATGTAGCTGGAGTTGTTGATGCCGATCCAACTACTGGAATTGTGACATTCAAACCAACTACATTGAATACATCAGTAATCGGAAAATATTTTTATGATATTCAATTGACTAGCGGAACGGATGTAAGGACGGTTCAAAAGGCAAAATTTGATATAGTTCAGGACAATACGAAATGATTATAAAACTATTTTCAGGGACTACGGGCTGGAACAATATCGCTGATCCAACTAGGCTCAAGATTGATTTTGAGACTGGCATCGTCGAACTGGCAGAAGCTCTTGATGTTGATATAGATGATAATGGTCGAATATCCAGAAGGTTAGGACAAGGTCTGATTGCGGTTGGAGAATATCATTCCTTATTCTGTGATGGTGGAGATTGCTTCGTTATTCTTGAAACTGTTGGTGATGCAGCAATTTATAAAGTTGGTACTAATAATGTTCTTGTTGGTGTTCGTTCAGGGCTGACTAAGAATCTTAGAATGGGTTGGTGTCAGACAAGTCTTGGAACTTATTATAGTAATGGAGTAGAAAGTGGATATATTACTGCAGGCGTATCTTATCCATGGGCAACACAAACTTATGTTGGTCCGCCAACAACTAAGACATTCGGAACACCTCCGCTTGGTACTCATCTTGCTTTATTTTCTTCTAGTATGTGCGTGGTTAATGGGACAATTGTTAATTATTCAGAACCATTAGGATATGGATTATTTGATAATGCTCGATCAAGATTACGATTTGCTAGTAATGTAAAAATGTTTAAGCCTGTTGATGGTGGGGTATGGGCATCAGACAGTAAGAGAACATATTTTCTTGAAGGCTCAAATATTAGAGAACTCATCCGGCACCCACGTCTTGAATGCCCTGCACATGAATACTCAGAAGCTATCGGTTATATAGATGGTGAGAAATTTGGACTTTCACCCGATACTGGAGAATGTGCAGTATGGTCGTGTAATGATGGGCTGTGTATTGGTACACCACAAGGTCAGTTGATTGTTGTTACTAAGGACAAACTTAATTATCAGGCCGGGACCAGAGGGGCGACAGTCTTCAACGGCAGCACAGTTATCAATACGATTGATGATTCAGTTTGCATTAGAACTAATCTGCGTGGGGCAGCATCTAGTAAGTATCAGAATTATGATTTTAATTCAATGGTTAAGTTTAATGGAAGTTTGTATGGTGCAAGAAGTGATGGACTTTTTCAAATTGCTACAGGCAGCACTGATAATACTACTTTGATTGCTTCTACATTTACGCTGCCAACTACTGATTTAGGATCACAAAATAATAAACATTTGCGTTTCTGGTACATGGGAGTAAAAACTGATGGCAAGATACAACTTGATTTGACAGCAGAAGGTAAGACTACTAGTACTAAATCATTTAGAATTTCACCTCCGAGGAATGTACATCAAGTTGTTAGAACACCAATAGGAAGAAATTTATATGGGAGATATTGGACGCCTAAGATAT